ATGAGCTATAAAGTTATGGAAATAGCACAACATGTTATTAATTATTCAATAGAGCAAAATGCTCCTGTCACAAATTTAAAACTACAAAAACTATTGTATTATATTCAAGCTGCTTTTTTAGTTGAGTTCAAAGAAAAATGTTTTGATGAAGAAATAGTGCATTGGAGACATGGCCCTGTAGTCTATAAAGTTTATTCAGAATATAAAATTTATACAGATGAAGAAATAAAAGACAGACAATTAGAATCTTCAGATATCATTATGAATACTAACTTCAATTTTTCTGTTGAAAAAATAGAATACGATAAAATAAATTTTCTTCAAGATGACTTAGAACTAATTGATAAGGTTATAGACAGTTATAAAAATTATACTCCTTGGGACATGGTTAAAAAAACACATGAAGAAAAACCTTGGAAAAATACAATAAAAAATGAAACTATAAAAACTCAATCCATAGCAGAGTATTTTTTAAATAATCCAGATGAAATATATGGAGGACAATAGTGTATAGTATATTATCAAGTTTAACAAAGGGTGAACCTAATCTTACTCACTTAGAAATTAAAACTATCTACAATAATTTAAAAAAACAATCTACAAAATTAAATGATGGAAGTTTAGAATACTCAGAAATTACACGATTCGTTTTTTCAGTAGAGGAAGAAGATATTGAATATGTATTTCTTAATATTAAATTATTAGAAGAATATGAATCATCTAACAAAAATGAACTTGTTAGGAAACTATTAAATAAAATTAAAGTTCACATAGACTTAGAACAAAAAAGACTAAGTTTTTTGGAGAAAAAACAAACAGAGCAATTAACTAAGATTTCTGAAAATAATATAGAAAAATTTAAAAACATAAAGGAAGAAATTGATAGTCATACCAATGCCATTACTAATTCTAAGCAAAATTTAGAAAATAATAAAAGAGAAATAAATAATCTATACACTAATTTAATAACTATATTGGGATTATTTTCTGCTATAGTTATTACTTTTTTTGGTGGTCTAAGTACAATAAATGGAATTTTAAGTAATATGGATTCAATAAGTAAATATCGTCTAATATTCATAATATTATTAATGATGTTTGCTATGTTCAATATTATATTCCTATTATTATACTATGTATCTGCTTTGACAGGCAAAAGAATATCTAAAAACTGTGAACAAAATTGCGAAATTTATAAAAAACAAAGAGCTGAAGGTAATAATCATCGTTCTAACAATAAATGGATAGAATGTAAAAATAAAAAAATTTTATGTTCAAAACAAAGATACCCACTTATATTTTATTTTGATTTATTAAATATTATTCTATTGTTATTGGTTTGTATAGCTTATTATCTTAAAATATAAATTAAATACTATGTTGTCTTATTTATTCAATAGACTATGGATATTAAATCTATAGTCTTTTTTATATATTAAATCAAAATTTGTTATCTTTAACCACTTATTTACATATAAGAAGCTCCAATTTATTCAATACTACAGTAATCATAGTAATTATTAAATTTATTGAAATATGTAGATAAAAGTGTCGTATATTACGCACCGTAATATTATAATATATTTATACACAAGGATGTGAAAAAATAAAAAACTAAGAAAGGAGGACAAAGAAAGTGGGGATATTAGAAAGAAGAAAAAATAAAAAAGAGAACAAATTTAATATAATTAAAAAAGTTCTCTCTTTTATATTATTAATACTAAATATAGCTCTTACAGTTTTAAGACTAATTAAACAACTATAAGAGTTAAGCCTAGAAGGAAATGCAGTTCCTTCTAGGTGCCTTCTTTCTAATATTATAACATACTTTCTAAAATGCCATGAATAGAAATTTTTACAAAATATGTGTTGCTGTTGTTTTAATAACTATAGTGTTTGATGTAATACTCTTAATAAAAAGTTTTGATATATGGAATATTATTGGATTATTAATAAGTATCTCACTATTAGTTTTCTTTACAAAAGAATTAAAAAGGGATGGTAATTAAATGGAACAAAGAGAATTAAATATAAGTTTTCATAAAAGTGGAAATGGCTATACTACTACTAGATTATCTTTACCTATTAATTGGGTTAAAGAACTAGGTATCTCTCAAGATGAAAGAAAAGTTATAGTTACACTTGAAGATGGAAAAATAATTATTGAAAAAGCTGAAAATGAATAAAAAAAGAGGTAGTAACTATTTCCAGTTACTACCTCCTAATCGATTTACTTGTTTATAAAATCTAATGCCTTATAAAGAGTGTCAAATCTATCATTACCTTTTATCATGGTATAATTTTCTTTAGTCATGGAACCTATCTTCTCACATGCTCCACCACCAACAACATATAAATTTTCTGTCTGACCTGGTATGTAATCTTTTATATCACATATTAGTATTTTACCATCATTATATCCCCAGCCAACTACAGTTGCAGGTATTTTGTCAACTGCTCCATCATAAACGATTGTATGTTTGTACATGATTTTTCCCTCACCATTCTCTTTATTATCTATTGTCTTATTTAAAATACCTTCTGCTATTAATTTAGCAACTATGTCTTTATGTCTAATATAATAATCTGTATCTGCTTTACTATCTACGAAGCACACTTCTATTAATATTGCAGGAGCTTTTGTATGACTAAGCCAGTAAAGACCTCTTGCGTCCGATTTTGCACCTCTATTTTTAAATATTATTGATAGTTTTTTGTTGACTCTTTCAGCATATACCTTACCATTGTTAGTTTTGTATATTGTCTCTGTACCCATAGGATTTAGAGTTGTTTTATTTGCGTTGAAATGGATTTGTACTGCTAAGTCTACATTTTGCCTATTGGCAATTTCACATTGTTCTGCTAAATAGTTATTAGATTTATCTACTTTTCCAGTATACACAATAGCTCCACCTTGTTTCAACCATTTAACAATTAAATCATTTAAAATTCTGTTTTCTTTTCCTTCATCTATATAACCAACTGCCCCTGTTCCTTTTCCTGTTAGTGTATGTCCTGGTACTATTACTACTTTCATCATTTATCACCTTCTTTCTGTAGCATCACCTTTATATCTGTTACATCTTCCTTTATTTCCTCCACATCAGTTTTCATTGCTCCCATTTCAACAAGTATATTTTTATTGATTTCCTGTTGCTGTGTAGATAGTTCAATAAAGTTTTCCACTGTCTTTTTATACATGTCTCTATCTTCTTTTTTCTCTTGCATAGTATTTTTGAATAATAAAGCACATAAGATTCCTATTGCTCCTAAACTACTTAATTCTGTTAATAATTGTTCCATGATGACCTCCTACTAAAATTGATATAAAAAAAGAACCTTTTATACTTTATATAATAGGTTCTATTGGTGTATCTTCTTTGTTTAATAAATTTGTTAACTCTGTATACTCACTTTCTTTTATTCTGTTCATAGCGTAAAATACATCTAACTTAGTCTGCAACTCTTCTTTAGTTTCATAATTTTTTTGTTCAATCATTCTTTTTAAAATATTATACATGTTGTTCCCTCCGTTTTTTATAGTTTTATAACACGTTATTTGTGTTAAGTTCTAATATAGCAATTCTATAAGCATTATCTATTAATAGATTGTCTTGCTCCTTTTGATTTTCTTCTAAAATTGTACCTCTATCAAGTGATTGTTCTGGTTTGACTGGATTGATTTGTAATTCTAACCACTCATTATAAGACTGTTCACCTGTTTTAATAATTTCTCCTTTGCTTATTAAAGGTGTCCACAATTGTCCATTATCTGCAATAAAAAAATTATCAATTCCTATATTATCAATTTCTTCTTTTGAAAAATTATGTTCTCTTATTATTCTAAACTTTATTTTATTCATTTTTAAACCTCCAAATTTACAATAACACTAATCAAAATTCCCTTGTCTGTAATATCATGACCTGGAGTTAACATCAGTATAGTATTATTTACACAAGCTATACCTACAGTATCAACTTGTTCACAAGAAGAATTCATAACTGGACAAGAATAGTTTTGTCTTGATATTCCTAAAGGTAATTTAATTATTGCTTCTTCTAAAACAGTAGAAGATGTACTCTTTGTAACAATCATGTTTACAAATAAGTATTTTCCTACCTTTGTAATAGTAGCTGATTGCCATACTTTATCCCATCCATTTATGAATTTAAAGTCAACATTACTTTCAGTTAATGTTGTAATGTCTTTTAAATTTTCTCTAATAACTTCTATATGGCTACCTAAATTTCGTGTACTTTCAAAACTAACATTTGGTATCGCAATACCTGAGCTACAAATAAATCCCGTTTGATTATCATATTGCTCTAAATTTAGTAGACCAAGTTCAACTTCTCTTGGTATTTCTAATTCATAAATTATTTTTAAAGGATTTTTCTTTAATTTTTCTTTAAAATTAGCAATGCTAAAAGGAGATATTGAAGTATCTACTATATCTATTACACCTATTCCATTTTCTGTTGATATAGACAATGCTGATTCGGTCTGAACATTAAATATATAGTCTACATGAGATTGCTTGTATAAGTTAGTTATAAACTTAGACATATCTAATCTTAATACAGATATATCTAAATTTAATCTAAACTCATACATTCCATGTACTTCTATCCAGTTTTCATTACCATTAAAAACTATTTCTTCACATCTTTTTATTAGTTTATAGGAACCATTTTTGTAAACTATTTCATCTCTTATTCCATTTGGTAAACCTCTTAATGTATGTGGAATTGTCTTTTTATCATATTTATTTCCTTTAGTTATAATTGTTTTATTCCCATTATCATGTAAATC